CGACCAGGGGAGACATATTTCTACTGTGCCCCGACATATAGAATGGCAAAAGACATTGCATGGAAGGAATTGAAGAGATTAGTACCTAAGATTTGGGTACAATCTAAAAATGAGACAGATTTGAGAATCGAATTAATAAATGGATCAACGATTGAATTGAAGGGAACAGAAAATGCAATGGCTCTGAGAGGTAGGAGTTTATCGGGTGTTGTTTTAGACGAAGCTGCTTTTATGGATCAAGATGTATGGGCAGAAGTTATAAGACCTGCATTAGCTGATAAGCAAGGTTGGGCTTTATTTATTAGTACACCTGATGGAACTGCTAGTTGGTTTTATGATATGTGGTGTTTTTGCGGGGAAACTGATAGAGATGATTGGCAAAGATGGAGTTTTACTACGATCCAGGGGGGTAATGTTGCGGAAGAAGAAGTTGAAGCAGCTAGGGGGCAATTAGATGCGAGGACTTTCAGGCAAGAATTTGAAGCTAGTTTTGAGAATTTAACAGGATTAGTAGCTGTAAGTTTTGATGATGAGAACATTTCTACTGAATCTGTTGATTTACATTTGATGCCTTTATTAATTGGGCTGGATTTTAACGTAGATCCGATGGCGGGAATCTGTGCTGTGAAGCATAATGATTGTCTTTATGTGTTTGATGAGATCATGTTGACGGGTGGGGCAACAACTTGGGATTTTGCGGAAGAGGTTGTGAGAAGATATGGTGTGGATCGTAGAGTAATTGCCTGTCCTGACCCAACGGGTAGTGCGAGAAAAACCAGTGGTGTAGGTGTAACTGACCATACGATCTTAAGAAGGAATGGATTTACAGTTATGAGTCCAAAATCACCCTGGAAGATTAGAGATAAGATTACTGCTGTGAACACAGCTTTGTATGATGCGAATGGTGAGAGGAGAACATTTATCCACCCACGATGTAAAGAATTAATAAAAGCACTTAGAACGTTAACTTACGCACCAAATACAGGCATGCCTAATAAAAATTTAGGTGTGGATCATGCGTTTGATGCTTTTGGTTATCTTTGTCTGCAACAATTTAACTTAGCGAAGCCTGAGACACTGGGCCAAACTTCGTTTAGAATATACTAAGATACCCTTTTTGCTTATGCCTTATCATACTGGAATGAAGAAAAAGAAAAAGAAGAAAAAAGGAGGCAAGAAGAGAAGTGAATGTACCTGTTAATAAAGCACTTTACGCTAGAGTAAAAGCTGAAGCTAAACGCAAATTTGCTGTTTATCCTTCTGCCTACGCTAATGCTTGGTTAGTCCGAGAATATAAAAAGCGTGGTGGAACTTATAGAGTAGGAAAGAAGAAAAGTGCCACAAAAAAGAAAAAGTAAACCTACAACAAAAACCAAAGGTGGTTTAGATCGGTGGTTTAAGGAGAACTGGGTTGATGTTAAGACTGGTAAACCTTGTGGTCGTCAAAAAGGAGAGAAAAGAGGATACCCTGCCTGTCGTCCAAGTAAACGTGTATCAAGTAAGACACCTAAGACTGTCGGAGAAATGACAAAAAGTGAGAAAGAAAGGTTTAAACGTGAAAAAACTGGTAAAAAGAAGATAACCTATCAACATAGACGTAAAAAACGTAAAAAGAGGAGTTGAAGATGGCTAAGTCTGCTGCTATGAGTAGGTGTATGGGTTACATCTCTACCGTTAAAAAAGGTAAAAAGAAAAAATCCACTAAAAAAACAACAAAATCAAAGAAAAAATGACTGAAATCACACCAGAAATGCTTGACATTATTGAAAAAGTCAAAGGAAAGCGTAATCCTGCTCTTTGGGACCCCAGATGTGAACAATATCAAGCAAAAATGTCAAAAGGTACTGTAAAAAAGTCAACAACAAGTTAAACTAATCTTAAATACTCTTTTTTCTTAGGACAATGGCATTTTTTCGTGGCGAAGAAGGTTCTGTTAAATTTAAGAACTCTTCTGGTACAACTGAAGCAGTGGTTTCTACAACTGGTTGGACATTAGATACAACAAAAGATACTTTAGATGTAACTGCTCATGGAGCGACATCAAGAAGTTTTGTTGGTGGTTTAATTTCTGCATCTGGCACTGTTGACTTTCTATATACAGCAGCAAGTAGTAATGAAACTGCAAACTTATTAGCAGATGTTTTAACTACAGAAGATGCTGGTGATGCACAATTTGAACTATTTTTAGATACATCAGGAAGTAAAAAAGTAAGTTTTAGTGGCATTGTTACAGGAACAAGTTTATCTGCAACAACAGGTGATCTTGAAACTGTAAGTGTTAGCTTTATTTCTTCTGGTGCTATTACTAACGCTGCATAATGAAATTAACCATTCGTCAGAAAAATAAGCTCAAGGAGCACTCAGAGCACCATAGTTCTGCACATATGGAGTTTATGAAGAGGCGAATGAGAGCAGGAGATACTTTTACTCAAGCACATAAAAAGGCACAAGCTAAAGTAGGAAAGTAATGCCACGCAAAAAAGGAGTCAGTTTATCAGTAGGAAGAGGGGAAAAGTCCAAGAAAGGAGGGCTGACTGCTAAAGGACGAGCAAAATATAACAGAGCTACAGGTAGTAATTTAAAAGCTCCAGTAACTAAGAAAAAAAACTTAACACCAAAAGAAAAAGCAAGAAGAAAGAGTTTTTGTGCAAGAATGAAAGGAGTTAAAGGTCCGTTGAAAGATAGTAAAGGCAGACCTACAAGAAAAGCATTAGCATTAAGGAGATGGAGGTGCTAACATGACTTACTCTTTACCTGGAATGTTTAGAACAAGTATCACCTCCACTAGTTATTTAGGTGGTACAGATAGTCCTTTTACTCGTAATCGTGCTGTATTAGACATGGTTAAGGGTTGGGAAATAATGAAGGCTGTGACAGAGGGTACAGAATATCTTCGTGATAATAGTG